AATACTGCAGGCTCGGCAAGGCTTCAGGCAGGGTATCTGGAGATTGGCGCATTAAGGAAAAGAAGTTCTTCGCCACGTAAAGGGGTTTGAAACACCCCCACGAGACGACCTCTATCCCAGCGAACTCAATTCGCTGAGACACCTGCACCTTCACTCGAAACCCAAGCCTATACATAAGCGTGCAGTAGGCCTCTTGCTCAGGGAAGACCACCTGCGAAGAGTCATCACCCATAAAGACGGGGAGAGGAGCTCTTATTTCCAACAGGTCCTCCAAGACAAGATGTAACAACAATTGACATAACGAATTCATCAGAATGGTCAAATACATTCCAGACTTCACGATTCCAGGAACTGGCTGCTTGTACAGAGAACCATCTGAAAGCCTAAAATTTGGCCTACCAAACAAGATCGCGCTTCGTGAATAATGCAAAGTCAACCACCCTCTAGGCGGCAAGACAGACAACTGGGTTATAGTCTCCACGGCTAGCCGAAGCAGCCACGGAGGAACAGTCCAATCCCAAGAAGACTTGTCTATATTGAGATAAGGTCCTGGCCCCAGCTTCATCTTCAACAAAGTGCATCCAGAGTGCATAGGAGACCACCCGACCATTTCGGAGTGGCATCATAAGACTTCACGATGGCATCTGCCAAGTCTTGATAAATCATGCGGTCAATCATAGTGTCTATGGCAGAGATCGATGATATGATTCGCAATCGCCCTTCAGCTATCTTAGATGGCTTATGGGGCTCAGGCTTGATGAACACACGTATGTCATCTGACTCATACTCTTGCTTCAACAGCTGGTCCATCCTAGCACTAACCATTGCGAAAAACATATCCACTCGATGCTCGTCGTAAGAGATGCCATTCCACCCTAGAGCCACTCCGTAAGTAGCTCCACTGAGTTTCAATTGGCAATCTCCCACTGACGATTCTCTGTCCACAGACAACAATGCTAAGTCAAACAAACGCCGTCGTTTTACTGGGTCTGTGTAAGCATCTTCCACCTCTCGGTGGCCGAGTGCTGCAGATCCAGGTACGTACGCAGCTCGGTAGAGCATGCCTCTAGCTCGGTTGACAGTTCGGCGGAAGGTTGGATTTGTGAGCGCATAGCTATAGTA